CGCTTCATTGAAGCGGAATCCAAGGCTGTCGGCGGCAACTCGTTCCCCGCAGCGCTGAGCGGCTACCTGGAAGGCCAGCAGGCGATCCGCGACATGCGCGCCGCACGCCTGGAAGCGATGAAGGGCGTGCGCCTGTCCGAGTTCTTGCCCAGCAAGGCAAAGATTGACGAGGCGTTCCAAGTCCGGCGCGGTCGCGGCAACAAGCGGCCGACCCAGCTCTAAGCCATGACCACAACTGCCGTTCGCTTGGAGAAGGCGCGCACGCGCCGTCAAGACGTCAGCAAGTTTTCGGCGTATATCAAGACGCCCAAGGCTGGCGGCTCCTTGACCCTCCCGGCGAACGGCATGTTCGCGCTCGTGCCGAAGGCCGTGGCGGTTGCGAACGGCGCGGCGATGACGCTGCGTAGCTCGCGCAGTCCCGTCGCCCGCAACATCGGGACACCGGCCCTAGCTGCCGGCGAGCGGTACGTGGTCGGCTTCCTTGAACGCGGCAACGTGTGTACGCCGACCGCCGCGTTCGACCTGTACGTTGACGCCGGCCTGGGCAAGTGGCGCCCGGTCTTGATCGGGGGCTGACAATGGCGTTCGTTGTTGAAGACGGAACGGGCAAGGCAGACGCCAACGCACTGACCGACCTAACGTTTGCAGACGACTACTTCGGTGACCGTGGCGTCGCGGCCTGGGCCGCGCTGACGACGCAACGGAAGCAGCAGTGTCTCGTCATGGCGACCGACTACATTGAAACCCGCTGGTCTGCCAAGTTCAAAGGCGACCGGCAGTTCACGGAAGACCCCGCGCAGGCGCTGTCCTTCCCGCGCACCGACATCGGTAGCGACGGCGCCGTGCCTGTGGGAATCCAAAAGGCGACAGCTGAGTACGCGCTGCGCGCGTCTGTTGCGCCGCTGGCGCCGGACCCGGTTGTCGACTCGACCGGCCGCTCGGCAACCAAGATCCGCAGTAAGGTCGGCCCGCTGGAAGACGAAGCCGAGTACGCCACGGAAGGCCCACTTGCCCGCCCCGCGCTGCTGCGTCCGTACCCGGCGGCAGACCTGCTGGTCCGGCCGTTTGTTCGGTCGTCCTCCGGGGTCATTCGGTAATGGCAACCGACTTCGTTGCGCTGGCGCAGCGGCTGATCGCCAGCCGTGGTCGTGCGTGCACGTTGGTGAAGCTGGCCGCTACGGCAGCGAACCCGGCCAAGCCCTGGAACGGCCCAGGCGTGCCCACAGAGCAGGAACGCGTGGACGTCGTGGCCTGCTTCGTGCCGCCGTCTGGCACAGATCTCGGGCGCGGCTTCATCACAGAAGAGCAGCTCAAGCGATGCGATCAGGTGGCGCTTGTTGCGCCGGGCGAACAGGACTACGCGGCGTTCGGCGTGCTTGAAGATGAAGCGGTGCGCTGGAAGATCGAATGGGTGCAAGTGCTCAAGCCGGGTCCGCTTGTGCTCCTGTATGCTCTCGGAGTTAAGCGGTGACGCCTCAAGACGCCGTCGACGCAATCGGCACCGTGTTCAAGGATGCCTGGGACACGACTGGCGGGACAGCGGTCTATGATGACCTACCCGGCAACGTGCCGAACGCTGAAACGCTGTGGGCTCGCCTGACAGTCCGCCATGGGCCGGGCGGTCAGGCGAGCTTGGCAGGAGACACCGGCCTTCGCCGGTGGAACGCCGAGGGGATTGTTTCCGTGCAAGTGTTCGCCCCCATGGGCGACGGTGCACAGGCCGCGCGCAATGCCGCGCATGTGGTCATGAACGCCTTCCGAGACGCAAAACTGCCCGTGTGGTTCCGCAACGCACGGATGAACGAAGTGGGCGCTAGCGGGGCGTTCTTCCAGATAAACGTTCTGACAACCTTCAGTTACGACGAAGTGAGGTAATCATGGCTAGCAAGATTGACTCGAACCTGACAGGCCTCCGCTTCGCGGAGGAATCTGCCCTGCGCACGCTGCCGGGCTCGCCTGTGTGGTACCCCCTGGAGCCGAACTCCTACAACGACTTCGGCGGCCAGCTCGCAACCGTTGCGCGCAACCCCATCAACCCAAGTCGCCAGCGCAAGAAGGGCGTCGTCACGGACCTGGACGCCTCTGGCGGCTTCAACCAAGACTTGACGTTCACCAACTTCACCCGGCTGGCGCAAGGCTTCTTCTTCGCCGACATCCGCGCCAAGGTGAGCACCGCGCCGCTGAACGCAACGGCCATCGCTTGCACCAGCGTCGTCGCCGCAACGGACAAGTACAACTTCGGCAGCAACCCGGGCACGTTCCCCGCCGGCTCGCTCATCCTTGCCAGCGGTTTCGGCGTTGCCGCAAACAACGGCGTGAAGGTGGGCGTTTCCAGCGATGCTGACGACGTGACCACAGCGGACGGCCTCGCCGATGAAGCCAGCCCGCCGGCGACGGCGAAGCTCCAGCTCGTGGGCTTCCAACTGGGCAGCGGCACCAGCAGCATCTCGCTGAATGGCAACTACGTTCGGCTGAACGACACGGGCAACGCGCTCAACACCTGGGGGCTCATCCCCGGTGAATGGGTGGCGCTGGGTTCGGACACTGGCACGCAGACGTTTGCGAACAACGTCGGCTTCGCTCGTATCAAGACCATCACGGCGGCCTACCTGGAATTCGACAAGACGACCTGGGAAGGCGCTGTCGAAGCCGGCACGGGGAAGACGATCCGCGTGTGGGTCGGCGATGTGTTGAAGAATGAGTCGGTGTCCAACCTGATCAAGCGCCGCACCTACCAAGTGGAGCGCACGCTGGGGCAAGACACCGTCGGCACGATGAGCGAATACCTTGTGGGCGCGGTGCCCAATGAGCTGACGGTGAACATCGCCCAGGCGGACAAGGTCACGCTCGATATGTCGTTCGTTGCCGTGGACAACGAACAGCGTGATGGCACGACCGGCGTCAAGAGCGGTACGCGGCCGACGCTGTTGCCGGACGATGCGTACAACACGTCCAGCGACTTCTACCGCATCAAGCTGGCGCTGGTCGATGCCACCGACTCCAGCCCGCTGCCGCTGTTCGCCTACGCGACGGAAATGTCGTTGAGCATCAATAACAACGTGTCGCCGAACAAGGCGATCGCGGTGCTGGGCGCGTTCGACACCAGCGCAGGCACGTTCGAGGTCGGCGGCAACCTGACGGCGTACTTCGCCGACATCGCTGCCGTGCAGGCTGTGCGCAACAATGCCGATGTAACGCTGGACGCTATCCTCACCAAGTCGAACAAGGGCCTCTTGTTCGACATCCCGCTGCTGTCCCTGGGTGACGGTCGGCTGGCCGTGGAGCAAGACCAAGCGATCACCCTGCCGCTGGAAACGAACGCGGCAGAGAGCGCGTTCGGCCATACGTTCTTGTATCAGAGCTTCGGCTACCTGCCCAATGTTCTGATGTAAAACATGGCATCATGCAGGCCGGGAGCACCTCGCTCCCGGCCTTTTTATTTGCGGAGCATTTCATGAGCCTGTACAAGCAATTCGCCACGAACACCGACCTGGAAAAGCGCGGCATCTACCTCGACTTCGGACCCAACAGCAAGGGTCAGCCGACCCGCTTTCTGGTGGCCCGTGCGGGCGGCGCAAACAGCGCGTACCTGAAGGCGATGGAGCACAAGGTGAAGCCTATCAAGCGGCAGATCCAGAACGAGACAATCGAGCTGGCACAGATCGAGCGCCTGACGATGGAGGTCTACTGTCAGACCGTCGTGCTGGGATGGGAGGGCGTGGAAGACGCCGAAGGGAACCCGCTGCCGCACAGCTACGAGAACGCGGTGAAGCTGTTCACCGACCTGCCGGACCTGTTCAAGGACATCCAAGAGCAGGCCGCCAAGTCTGCGCTGTTCCGTCAGGCCCTGCTGGAAGCCGACTCGGGAAACTGAGCGCGGTCCTGCTGTACACGCTTGAGCAAGGGCCAACGGAGAAGGCGATCCTGGAGCAGTGCTACCGCGCCAGGACGCCAATACCCAAGGCCATCGCTAACGCTCCAGACCTGTGGTTAGGACTGGAACTCTACTACACGGCGTTCACACACCTAACCACATGCCGGAATCAAGGGTACAGCACAGAAGGGCCGATCAGCTGGTTTTCGATCGACGAATACGGGCGACGGCAAGGGCTGGATGATGAGCAGTTAGAGGACCTGCACTACCACATCCCCAAGATGGACTCGGTCTACTTGGACTTCAAGACCA